TGATATATTTTTTTAAATAGTCATATATTTTTTCTGCAATTATACATTATAATCATGAAGTGATCTTAACCCTTTAAAAATGCTTTGACATGCTCGCAAACATAACGCAAATGATGTACCTGAATGAATATCATTTTCGGCATTTACAATATTATATATCGTATGAATTATCTCATCATCACAAGATATAAACCCTTTATCATCATTAAAATCTCTAACAAAATTAACCCATTCTGCGTTTTTTATAATATGGTTATGCATATCTAAAATACAATTATACGAAGAATAATTGATTTCCATTATTATTAAACAATATAACTAATATATCTTTATATTGTTTATTATCACACACATATACAATCATAATATATTTGAAATACTTTTCACTTGTTCTTCTGATAATTTATCAGGGAAACTTATGTTAAATTCAATAATTAATTTTCCAATATGATTATCTCTCTTCATACCCATGTTAGGTATAATTTTTTTATGATTAATATTAATGACATTACCATTTCCATTATTAATTTTAAATATTTTTCCATCAAAATATTTCAATTCAAATGAAAAACCACATAAGGACTCTTTTAAAGAAATTGTTTTATTTAAGATAAGGTCTAATCCGTTGCGTGTAAAATCAGTATCATTCTTGATTTTAACAAAAATTTTAACATCGCCTTTATTATTTTCATTTAAAATATTACCCTTTTCTCTCAATATAATCAATTCGTTGTTATCTATTCCTTTCGGAATATTCACATATAATTTTTCTTGTTCTTCCCGTTTAATACTATTTTCAACAATCCAGCGAGTAATTTCAAATGGTATTGTGCATCCATTATATGAGTTTGATAAGGTTATTTCTATATTTTTTACAATAGGAATAGGTTTATTCAATCCTTTTTTTAAATTATCCATATTAAAAAATTGCATATTAGGTGAACGACCATTGCCCATGCCCATGTTCAGATGCATGTTTGCCTCTGGGTCCATCATATTCATTCCCATTCCATTAAAAATATTTTTAGAGAAGAAATTAAAAATATCATTTGGGTTTATTCCAGGACCCATATTATGTTCTCCGCCCATCTCACCTATATTACTCATCATATCATATTTCCGTCGATTATTTTCATTACCCAATGTTTCATATGCTGATGAAATCTTTTTAAATTTTTCAGTAGATGCATCTGACCCATTATTTCGATCAGGGTGATATTCCATTGATAATTTACGGTACGCTTTTTTTATTTCTTCTTGTGAAGATGTTTTACTTATTTCTAAAATTTCATATAAATTTTCATTATCGTTATCTTTATTCATTAACTAATAATATTTGTTATAATATTGTTATAATATTGTTATAATAATAACAAATACTATATTTAAACTCTTAATACTTAAAAATTAATTTATTATAGATAGTAATTAATAAAAGTATTTATTATATTATGAAATCTTCTTTTATTTACAAATATAAACCAATAATATTAGATGATTTTGATAAAGATAAAGAATTAATTGATATTTTAAAAACAATGATTACTATTGATTCATTAAATATATTATTCATTGGCGATTTAGGGTGCGGCAAAACATCTTTAATTAACGCAATTATACATGATTATTATAATAATGATGTAAAATATAGAGATAACATTTTAACAATTAACACCCTTAAAGAGCAAGGTATTCTATATTACCGCAATGAGGTGAAAAATTTTTGTCAAACAAAAAGCAGTATTTACGGTAAAAAAAAAATTATTTTATTAGATGATTTTGACCATATTAATGAACAAAGTCAGCAAATATTTCGTAGTTATATTGATAAATATAGTTCTAATGTACATTTTATTGCTTCTTGTAACCAATCGCAAAAAGTCATTGAAAGTATCCAATCACGTCTTAATATTATTAAAATAAAACCATTAACAACCGAAAATATTCGGAAAATTATTCATAAAATATCCGTGAAAGAAGATTTAAATTTATCAGATGAAATAGAGACATTTATTATTTCTATTAGTAATCATTCAATTAAACTCATTATAAATTATTTAGAAAAAATCAAATTGATTGGACTGCCTATTACTATTCAATTAGTCACTGAAATATGTACTAATATACCTTTTATGGAATTCCAAAAATATATTATATTTTGTAAAAAAGATAAAGACCTTAAACAATCAATAAGTATTCTCTATGAATTAATTAATAAAGGTTACTCTGTCATTGATATTTTAGATAATTTTTTTATTTTTGTGAAAACTACTGAATTATTAGAAGAAGAAGAAAAATATAGGATAATTCAGTATATCTGTAAATATATTACTATATTTCATAATGTGCATGAACATGAAATAGAGTTAGCTTTATTCACGAATAATATTATGGATATTTTTTAGTGATTTTACCTCATTTGCAATTTCAAACCACTGCATATTTTATATGATTTATATATTATTGTTTTTCTTGTTTTTTCTAGTCTTTCTTGTTTTTTCTAGTCTTTCTTGTTTTTTCTAGTCTTTCTTGTTTTTCTATTTTTTTTATTTGTGTATTGTAATTTTAACTCTTTTATTGCGTTTTTAAAAGGTTTACCTGATAATTCTTTATAGGCATTATCTATTTTTTTATCTGCCTTTCTTTTTATACTCATAAATTTCTTATCTTTTTTTATATATTTTAATAAATCATAATTAATCATAAGTTTCTGTATTTCATCGCGAGTTGTAATTTTATGTTTTTTTAAAATTATTTTTAATTGTTCTAATGTTGGGGTTTTCTCCTTAATTAATTTAATTAATTTTTCAGACATTATTATATATTATTATTATATAATAATATTATATAATAATAAATAATTGAATTTTTATAATGGTTCACACCTAAAAGTAATTGAATTTTTAGATAACATATCGATAAATGATGATTTATAAATTTCAAAATACTTTATATATCTAGTGTAGGTTTCGAACCTACGACCAATGCCATAAAATAATAACTAATTATATGCAGTTCATTATTTTGAAATAATAAACAATTTAGTTATAAATGATATATAACACTGCTCTATCGACTGAGCTAACTAGAAAAAGTTTTTTTAAATATAAAAACAAAAAAATGCATATCCTTTATCTTTCGACCAATTTAAGAATCGGGAACTATACTATAACAGTTTGAACACTTTAAGTTATTATTGTTGTATTATATATTATATATAATATATAATATATAATAATCGTTTATTTTCATTTAATCTAAAACAAAACTATTATTCACTAAAACCTTATTTACTAAATCTAAATTTATATTATCTGGCGCTTCACATAATTCAAATTTGTCCCAATCAATATGTACGCCATAATGTGTGTTTCCACACGGATAACATATAATAAATCGAGAATTCCCCTTCATCGACCAACTTATAGTCGCAAACCGGCGTTCATTATACCTCCACGGTAAATATGTGAATCCAATTGGACCTGTTATGTTAGTTTGGTGACGACGTCCAATTATACTATCTATTAGAACTATATCATCACGTCCAGGAATTTTAACCCAATCGCCTATTTTTAAATGAAGAACAGAACTATCTCTTTTATATAAAAGAAATGAAGAGTTTTCTTTATTTGTAGAACATTGCCATTCAGTATGCCACGCATTTTTATTATTATTCAATACGGAGATATCTTCATGCTCATTCATGATTTATTATAAGTATGGTGTATATATTTATAATAATAAGTATATTTAAATGTTATTTTATTAAGATTTTAAAATTTACTAATATCTTTCAAATCAGCGGGTTTATAGTTTATAGATTTTAAAATTTTTCGTGTAATTTCATCATATACTACAAAATTTCCTGCGTTATTTACACGATACGTTGGTGTTTCATACCGTGTTTCATTATTTTTATACCATTCAACAGTTTCTTTTGCTTCTTCTTCATTTAAACAAATTTTGGACATATTGCTTTCATGCACAATATTAAATGCTTTGTCTAAATCTATATTTAAACTATACCCCATCCCATAAACCACATATAAAATATCGGTTAAAGCATCAACAGTTTCTACTATATCTTTTTCTTTTACCGCATCTTCTAATTCATTCATTTCTTCTCGGATTAATGCCATTCGCGAATCAATAAACTTAGTATCATCTAAAATAGGGTTTTCTAATTGTAAAACACCAAATTGACTATTAAAATCAATTACTTTTTTAAAACTTGTTTTTGTTATTTGATCCATTCCAATAATAATATAATAATATTTAAATCTTTATATTAGTATAAGTTATTTTACTATTACATCATATAGTAAAAAATTAAATATGATTTTATTAAATATTATTTCTAATTATAGATTTATTCATTTCTAATTATAGATTTATTCATTAAAATTTAATAGTATTTCTATTTTTAACTCTTTCTCTCTCTCTCTCTCTCTTTTTATGTTATTTTCCTTCTTTCCTTCTCCTTATTCATTCAAAAACATTTCAAATTTTTAACTCACTCTTACTATTTCTCTCTCTTTTACTACCGTTATTTCTTCTACGTTAAATGAAAAAAAGAAAAATTTGTAGTTCCTGATGTTCCATTAATCATATTATTTTTTATTGCATTACTTATTGATATTAATTGATTTATTGAAACTCCTTGCACAATTAAATTACCACTTATTCCTTTAGGAGTTGTTGTTGTAAAATTACCAAATGCATCAATTGTTAATACTATCATATTCGTTGCACTCACGGTGCTACTGGTATCATCGATTTTAAAATCTCCACCTACTGTTGCTAAATTCCCAAAACCTAGAATTGTTGTTAATTTGGGGTTTCTATAGATTTCAAATTTTCCACCTACTGATACTAACTTCCCAAAACCTGAAAGTGTTGTTAATATGGTGTGATCACTTATATCAAACATTCCAACTACTGATACTAAATTCCCAAAATCTGAAAATATTGTTGTTAATAAGGCGTTATTACGGATATTAAAATTTCCAGTTACTGTTTCTAAATTCCCAAAACCTGAAAGTGTTGTTAATAAGAAGTTATTAGTGATATCAAATATTCCAGCTACTGTTGCTAAATTCCCAAAACCTGAAATTGTTGTTAATTTGTAGTTATTATCCAAT